GATTTAAGATATGGCTAATAGAGCATTTTTGATTGGTAACGGATTAAGTCGAAAAGGTTTTGATTTAAGGTCCGTTAAAAATAGAGGTGTGATAGTAGGTTGTAATAATCTCTATAAAGATTTTGCACCTGATATATTAGTTGCAACTGACCATCCTATTATGCACGAAATATATCGAAGTGGTTATTGTTATACTGCAAATTGTTTTTTTAGAGATTGGGTAACAATACCTCAACAACAATTTGATATGATGTTACAAGGTATGTTTCCTGAATATAGAAATGTAAAAACAATACGAAGAGACGGTCTCTTAATAGAAAATCAAAGAAGTGGGTCTAAAGAATTTGTTATACACGGATATAAAGATAAAGAAACAGATAAGACAGAAGTATCATTAAGTTGGATTACAGAAGATAAAGTAACTAACTTGACAGACATTTATAGAGAACACGACCAAAGTGAGTGGGGTACAGGATCAACTAGTGGTTATGTGGCGTGTAATCAGATATCTGAATTAAAAGAAGTCTATCTAATAGGGCACGACTTCTTTAGTATAGATAAGAAGTTTAATAATGTTTATAGAGGTCAAAAATTTTATAAGAGTGATACTCATATCTCACAATACACAATCTCAAAGTGGATGTATGAGTGGCGAAAGATATTTAAGTGGTATCACTAGATAAAGTTTTATAAAGTTAATAGACAGAATTATCTAAATTTGAAAATAGGAGTTTGGGACGATTGCAAAAACTTGGAGTATATAAGTTATGAAAGAATGGAAAATCAAACAAGAAGTTTACCATAGATTAAATACTACTCATAAAGATACTCTAATTGATAAAGAGATATCTTTGATATGGAAAGAAGACGATATTGTAGATTGGGCAATACGACATTGGAACGAAAAAGTTGACAGATTTGTATACCCAGCAAAGAGTTATTGTGTAGCAATATGCTATGCGAAATGGATTGAGAGAGATTATGGCGACAACTTTTATGAGTTGTTAAATGACCCAATGTTATTATATGGCAATGATGATTACTTTGAGGTCTATGATAAGACGCCACATATATATGACAAGATAATATCAGCATACCCTAAAGATGAAAATAGTGGTATGATACCAGATATTCGTGGATATTATGAAAAAGAAATAAAGTACGATACTGGAATTAATATAAATAATATAAACAAGGAGATTTAATTATGGCAATTAAGATTAATGGTAAAGAATATGATGAGAATAAGTTTGACGATAAGACTAAAAATTATGTTATCGCCAGACAGGAACTAGTACAAAATCAAGCTAGATTGGAAATTGAAATGGAAAAGGTCAATGTTCTAATTAGATATTATAATGCTAAGATTTGTGAGTTTTTAGGAATAGACCCAACTGCTCCTCAGGAATCTAAACCAGAAGATAAACCAAAAGAATAGTAAAAATGGCAGCGATTGCAAATTTAAGAATAGACCAAGGTACTACATTTTCCTCAAATGTAACACTTGGCAATAATGACGGGACGGCTTTTGACCTAACCAATCATAGTGTTGAGGCTAAGATGGCAAAAGGTTATGAGAGTACAAAGACTCGTATTACTATGACAACTAGTGTAGCAAATCCTACAACTGGTATTGTAACACTATCTCTAACGGCTGCTCAAACAGCTGCCTTGGATGCACCTGCCCGATATGTCTATGATGTCGAAGTAACAAATTCCACAACTAATGTTGTAACTAGAGTTATTGAAGGAATTATTACGGTTCGACCTAATGTTACGATATAATCTAAATACTATTAGTTTGAGTGTCCTTCGGTTATAAATATTAACAATTAGAGGGAGATTTAAAGTGGCTCAAATAAAAGCAAGAATAGATAGTACAATTAGCAGACCTCAACAAGTGTCTGTTACAATGCCTGCTGGTGCTCAAAGTCAAACGGCAGTAACTAACTCAACATTAAAATTGAGATTACTAAATGATGTAGACGCTTCTCAATTGAGAGACGGTTCAATGATACAATATTCAGCTTCTTCTGATAAGTTTGTTGTTAGAGACGAAATCACAACAACGACTGGTTCAATCACTCTAAACGGCGGAAACTTTTAAGGAATAGAAAATGGCAACTATAATTAGAATAAAACGAAGTTCAAACGCAACAGCACCTTCAACGCTAAAACTTGGGGAAATGGCTTATGCGTATGGAACTGGAACTGCTAGTAACGGAGGAGATAGATTATATATTGGTACAGGTGGTACTGATGGAAGTGGTAATGCAAATAGTATTGATGTGGCAGGTGGTAAATATTTTACCGACCTATTTCCTACTACAAACGGACAAGCGACAGCAGAAAAATTAATCACAACAGATTCAAACAACAGAATTGATACACTAGTTTTTGGTAACTCAACTACCAACTCTGGTCAAATTACTTTTAACGAGGCGACTAACAATGGTTCAAACAACATTGTATTAAAGGCGCCTACTTCATTAGCAAACTCATCAACAATTGTATTACCTGACGGTGCAGGTTCTCAAGGACAATTTCTAAAAGTTATATCTGCAAATGCAGGTGAAGCTACTTTAGGATTTGACGCTGTTGACACTACACTAACAATTGAAGATAGTGCTGGTGCAACAACTGATTATCAAACTGCAAATACTTTATTAATGACAGGTGACGGTACAATTGATACTGCTGTTACATCTAACACGGTAACAATTAAAGTACAAGATGGTGGTATTGGAACTACTCAACTTGCTAATGGTGGAGTTACAAACGCAAAATTAGCAAATGATAGTATTACAATAGGTACTACTTCAACTGCATTAGGTGCTTCAAATACAGACCTTGCAGGATTAACAAGTTTAACGGTTGATGACTTGACTATAAATGGACAAGATATTTCAACTTCTGCAAACAACGACAATATTACTTTAACACCACACGGAACAGGAACGGTAACCGTACCTAGTGGTTATAAAGATAGAGCTGGTTTCGCCGCTGACTCTCTTGCTACTAAAGAATATGTTGATAGTGCTTCTTCTGGTTTAGATGTTAAAGATAGTTGTAAAGTTGCCACAACTGCAAATTTAACTGCTACATATGACCAATCAAATGGAAGACTAGAAAATTCAGGTACACAAGCTGCATTAACTATTGACGGTGTTTCTTTATCAGTAAATGATAGAGTGTTAGTAAAAGACCAAACTGAAGCAAGAGAAAATGGTATCTACATTGTAGAGATTGTTGGTACAAACTCAACAAACTGGAGATTAACTAGAGCTGCTGACGCTGACGCAGGTAATGAATTAACAGGTGGTACATTTACTTTTGTTGAAGAAGGTACTGCTAATAGTGATAACGGTTATGTGTTTACTCACAATGGTACACCAACATTAACAGACAATACATTATCTAATAATACAGAATTGCCTATTTCGCAATTCTCTGGTGCTGGTCAAGTAGTTGCAGGTGCGGCTCTTGTAAAAGCAGGAAATACTTTAGATGTAAATGTAGACAACTCTTCAATTGAAGTAGTATCAGACGCATTACAAGTTAAGGCTGCTGGTATTACAAATGCTATGTTAGCAGGAAATATTACTGCTGCTAAACTAGATAATCCAAATATTACTTTGGCTTCTGATAACGATACAGGTTCTCCAAGTTTCGCACTTGAAGGTTCTCTAACCGTTTCAGGTGGTGAAGGAATTGACACTGCTGCCAGTGGTTCAACTATTACAATCTCTGGTGAGGATGCGTCAACAACAAACAAAGGAGTTGCTTCGTTTAATACAAATAACTTCACGGTAACAAGTGGTGCTGTTGAGGTTACTTCTATTGATGGTGGGTCGTTCTAATGGCTACCGTAATTAAACCAAAACGAAGTTTTACAACTGGTTCAATTCCATCTGTTTCTGATTTAGAAATAGGTGAATTGGCAATGAATGTTAGTGATGGTAAGTTTTATACTAAAGCTAACGCAAATACGATTAAAGAAATTGGTGGTGCGTCTGCCGTCAATATTCAATCAGTATTACAAGCAGGAAATACTGCAACTACTGATTTAGCATTAAATAATGCAAATATCATATTTGAAGGTGCAACACCAGACGCATATGAAACAACATTAACGGTAGAAGATCCGACTGCTGATAGAACGGTTAAACTACCTAATTCAAGTGGAACATTAGCATTGACAGGAGATATTCTTGCCTTTGCTGTTGTTTTTGGAGGATAATAAATGGCAAGTGCTTTTAAAAATGCTGGGCAAGCAAACCCAACAACAGATGACGCAACAGCAGATGTATACACAGCACCATCAAATGGTACTGCCGTTTTACACGCTGTCTATATTTCTAATACAACAAATAGTCAAGTTGCATATGTTGATATTAAAGTTACGGTAGATGGTGGTACAACTTTCAGACACATAATTAAAAATTGTCAAGTTCCTCAAAATAACACTTTTATATTAGACAAACCAGTTAATTTAGAACAAAACGACAAGATTAGAGTAGTAAGTAATATCGCTGGTACTGAAACATATTTGTCAGTATTAGAGAATACTTAATAGATTATAAATAGTATAAATATAACAAAGAGGAAGAATTAAATGGGTTTAGCATTACCAACAGGTGCCAGTACAGCAGTTGCCGTAGACGCAGCTAAGGCTCAGATATCTAACGAATATGCTATGCACGCTCTAAATAGAGATGTGAATGGTCTTTTAATTTACACAAAGACAAAGTTAGATAGTACGGACACAATCGAAGTAAACGATGGACAAGGTTTCGGTTACAACGGTTTTGAAGGACTTGCACTAGGTAGAGCTTCTGATGGAACAACGGTTCAAAATACATTACAAAGTGATTTTGACGAAGGTACAGACGAACACTATCAAACAAATGCAAAATTTAGAAAGTATCAACAAGTCAGATTTGATTCGTTAAAACTTCTATACTTTATTAATGATGATGGAATGTTAGTCGCTAGATATATGCACGACTATGAATATGCGGCTTCTGAACAGGCTACTAGTACAACTGGTATGAATTTTATTCCATCTGGAGGAAACTATTATACACAATCGAATGTCGAAAGATATTTGTAGAATTAAACAAGAGAGAGAATAAAAATGGCAGATTTTATTTTAGGAAGACTTAAATTTCACTTTAAAGGAGATTGGGTCACAGCAACAGCTTATATTAAAGATGATGTTGTAAGATATGGTGGTAATTCTTTTGTCGCAATGGCAAACCATACATCTTCAACAAATTTTGAAACAGATTTATCTTCGACTAAATGGAAGAAGATGGCCGCAGGGCAAGACTGGAAAGGTGCTTGGGCAACAGCAACATACTACAAAGTAGATGATGTTGTACAATGGGGAGGTTCAACTTTCGTTTGTAACACTGCTCACACTTCACAATCAGATTTATATGACGACACTTCAAAATGGACTAGTTTCGTTCCAGGATTTAATTGGACAGGAACTTACGCTTCAGGAACAGCATACAAAGTTAACGATTTAGCAAAATATGGTGCAAATGTTTATATTTGTACAGATGAGCATACTGCCGGCTCTACTATTGATACTACTAAATTTGGTGTATTTGTTTCTGGATTAGAATTTGAAGATAGTTATAATAGTGCTACTGCTTATCAAGCAGGTGATGTTGTAACTTATGGAGGTTACAACTATGTAGCAGTACAACAATCAACTGGTCAAACACCATACAACAACGCAACTTATTGGGAAGTCTTATCAACAGGCTTCAAAATGAGAGGTGTATATGCTGGTTCAACTGCATACCAAACTGGTGATGTAGTTAGATATGGTGGTCATACATATGTTGCAAAACAAGACGCAACAGGAGTTGTTCCAACAACAACTGCAAGTTGGGATAAACTAAATGAAGGTTTTACTTGGAGAGATAGTTGGACAGACGCAACTGAATATGCTCCAGGTGACGCTGTAGGTTACGGTTCATCATCTTATAGATGTAAACTTGCTCACACTTCTTCTGCTGTACAAGGTGACGCAAAAAGACCTGACTATGATACAGGTGGTGTTTACTGGGATTTGATTGCCGAAGGTGATTCAAACTTTGTAACTACTACTCGAGGAGATTTATTAACTAGAAACGCAACACAAAATATTAGATTACCAATCGGTACTTCTGGTTCATTATTAAAATCAGATGGTACAGATGTAAGTTGGGCATTACCTGGCGTTACAACTAATGTTTACTTTGTTGCAAAACACGGTGCCGACAATGATCCTGCTACTGATACAGGAAGAGGTACTTCACTTGAAAAACCATTTTTGACAATCAAATATGCAATTGAGTGGATGAATACAAATATTGCTGCTGGCACAAACAAAACTTTATATGTAAAAACTGGA